ACTTATGACCTCAAACCCCTTATTGCTGTTGTTAATGGACTGGGTATAGTTCTGAATATAGGAACCGGCACTATACAGTTTTGCATCCTCTACCTTAATAGTGGTTGCTCCCGCAGAAAAATCACTTGCAAGGGAACAAGTTCCAGCCCAGACCATTTCCATACCCTGTCCGGAGAAATCAATACCAACAGCACCCTGATTATCCACTCCAATAACTGCTCTGGAAGCAGTACAACCAGACAATCCCTGAATAAAGTGATCCGTTTCAATCCAAAGGGAGAAGGAAGAGGATTTGGTTGCTTCCTTGAAGAAAATGGATTTGAGGGTAATATTGGCCCGAGCAGCATGTACAGCAGCACTACCACTATACGCCCTTGAAAGACTAGTAAACACACCCTGAGTAGCATTGGTCTCAGTAATTCCTCCATAATAGATGTATTCAGTTCCAATCTGAATAACACCCTTCTCAGGAAGGGAACCACTAAGATTCCGGTAAGAAGCCTGGGTTGAATCAGCTGCAATTCCAAAATGAAGGGATGCTGTTGACCCAGTAACCCGAGTACCCAACAGGGATTCAAAAAGAACGGCTCCCTGAGGATCACTCCCCAAACCGCCAGGACGTGCATACATCGTTAGAGACCAGTCACCCGGAGGGGTCGCATCCTGAAACTGGTCCAGAACATCCAATGTGTTTGACAGCTCTTCAGAGTCACTAAAAGAGGGAGACTGATTCAACACTGCGTTTCCAGCAGGTTTTACAAAATCAGTTCCTGAGGGAAACGTAAGACTCCCTTTAGTGTGTTCTTTAGCGGCAAACACCCGCTGAACCTTTGCTAGAGCAATGTTGTTAGTAGACATTATAATCCTCCTATTTTTCTATCAGTCACCCACAAAAGCATCGAAACTCACTGTTACAACATACTTAAACCAGACTCCGTCCGGTCCAAGTTCCTTTGAATAAGATTCCCCTGTTATCAACCTTTTTCCTTCATTTGTTACTAATGCCTGATGTCTGAGCCCTGCTTCCAGCAAAGCACAATCATCAACTGCTGCTTTCGTTCCCGTATCCACCGGAACGGAAACTATGACTTGGATAACTCCTGTTCGTACACCAACACCACCATTCAACTCTCCTTCAAATGCCTGTCCTGGGAGGATTCTATATTCTATCCAACCAGACATCTCAGGAGGAGTGAATTTATGGTTGGGTCTTTTAATGGGAGTCCTATCTTCCCACAGAGTATCAATATAATTTCCCACAAGAAGTCTTATATCACTCAGTGTCATACTCCCTCACTCCTCCACTTGTATTTCTTCAATTCCTGCTGAAAAATTTGTTCAAATGAAGCTACTGCCAATGTATAGATTCCTTTAGGAGCCTGAGAGCTAAATCCACCTGTAGTTTTCGGACCATTTCCATATCCACCAAAGTCAAGCATTTCAGCATATGGTTGATTGTTGAAAATGGTTATAACTCCATCTCCTATTTTCCAACTCCAACCATTAATCTTGTCTTCACAAAGTTTAAGGGCTCTTTCACCATTTATTTGAGCACTACCTCCTTTTTCAGTTGAAGGTCCTTGTGCTCCTTCAATTCCTCCTGAAGGATCTCCCGTTGTGATTCCATGACTGGCTCTATATGCTCCTGTATCAACGGGACTGTTCAAAACAATAAAGTTAAAAACCCTTAACACAACAGATCGAATAAAAGTCTCTATATCCAGATCCATCAAAGAACCCAGTTTAACAAGATCCTCATTGAACTGTTTTGCATTCTTTGCAAATCTGTTTCTCTGTTGTGTGAAAACAAGTTTAGCCATTACTTTTCCTCAGTAGTTTTAAACACACCCTTTTTCTTGGCATTATCTACTAAACTCTGCTGATAGGATTTTACCTGTGATTTCAATTGATCGTTTTCCTTTTTCAAATCCTCATTCTGTTTCGCAAGATCTTCATTCTGTCTTGTAAGTGCTCGTATCTGAGCCTCCAATGCTGCTCTCATAATAATACCTCCTTATCTTCTTATCTGAATCATGTATAAAAGTGCTGTTCCTCCCGGTTCAATTATCTTTATTTGAGCAGGAGTAAACACTTTTCCACCTTGGGTAATTTTCAGCTTTTTATCCTCTAAATCATCTAGTCTAGGTAGTCCGTAAGCGGGGATTTTGAGTACCTTATCCCCTAACATTATCTCATCCCAGTCTTCTTGCTTACATTCTCCTATTAAGCAGAAGGTCGAATATGTACTAAGAGAGGACACATATGTATCTGTCATGTTATTGAATGTTCCAAGGGTGCTAATACTAATTAATACGGAATCAGCATCCCCGGAATCAGCAAACTCATTATAAATAGAGAGTTGTTCAAATACATAATCCATACTATGTCCTCACAACAGTTACAGTACCATTAAAAGTATCCACAAACTGGCTTATATGAGCGATTATTGCCGAGTAAACTGTTTTGTCCTTTCCTGGCTGATACTTTTTAGAGATAGCTCCTTCAATTTCTTTCTCAGTAACAAAATCTTCCTTTGTCATATTCTTTAGCAAACATCCAGGAGACTTAAATTCTTCATAGGAGGCTCTGCATAAACCATACTGAACCTGAGTGGGAATTACATCACTATCAATAGAGTACCCGTTTTTATCCAAAACTCCTGACCTGGGCCATTCCAAGTCATTCTCATCATTAGCTTTAATGCCTTTCCAAGAAAGGGATTCATAGTAATCCATTGCCCTTAAAATGGCCTGATCTTTAGCAGTTGCATTAGTACTATCTGCCCATTCAGTAAGACCTCTATTAGAACAATAGATTGCCACATCATCTGCAGTGACATAAGTATTTGCTCCTGTTACCCCAGATCCTGTCTCTTTTATTAGGGACATAATTAATCTCCGTCCAAATTAATTGTATTTCTGTTGGAACCACTTAAATCAATAGTTATTCTTGCTTTACTATCAGCAACATCCCTGAAATAATAAGTAGTTCCAGAATTTTCCACATCTCCAAATAAAGAAGCTCCCATTAATCTCCAGGCAGCGGCAAAAGATAGTGTTCCTTCGAGGATGTCCGATTCTGGATCGAATGTCGTTCCCCCATCGCTGGTAGTTGCCATATTCAGTGGATCTCCAACCATTGTTCGTATCAAAATACCCTGAGACTTCGCCCCGCTGGTTGAGGTCTTTGTCTGAATCACAATGTAATCATTATTCATTTCCGCCTGAGTGAGTGAGAGGTGATACCAGCCTGACGAACCAATCTCGATAGCCTCGTTTGTGCAGTCGGTAAACCCGTTCGGCGCGACCGTATCGGACCAGGCATCTATCTCGCTGTCGAGCCCCGTAGCGCCCGACACATAATCACCGTCGGCGTCAACGATCGGGAACGCGATGATGGTCGCAGTGTTCTTCTGTCGGACCAGCTCCACTCCCAGGAGAATAGACGGCAGCAGGCAGAAACAAAGCAGTGAGAATATAACTGAGGTTTTTTTCATCTCATAACTCCCCTTGTAATTCCTCTTCCTATACCTCTTCCTGAATAAGTCGGGGTTTCAGAAGGTGTTCCCGAGTCTGCGGCGTGAACTGTTCCAAACAAGCCCAGGAACAGCATTGTCAAAAGAAGGGTTGTTTTCCTCATCTTATCCTCCTGAAAGATTACTCACCCTCAATAGAAATAGTAACCCCATCAGCAATAATTTTCAGAACAGGAACTCCAGGGGCTATAGTATCCTTTCCCTCAAAGTAGAAATGATATATCTGTGATCTTGGAGAAGTATTTCCTGCTGAATCTGCTGCCGTAGCATACACAGAGAGTGATGTGGTTTGATTATCAACAACATCAATACTAAATACAGGCATGTTAAAATCAACTACTGAGCCATTCACAAAAGCTTGTGATAATACTGTATCAGAAATTGCCTCATATAAAGTAATTGTAACGGGAAGTGACCCTTCTGTATTCCCAGCAGAATCCTTACCATCCCAACTAACAGTAGGAAGTATATTTTTCATTTCAGCCTGAGCAATCCCGGTAAACAAGAAAGGACAAATGAAAAGGAACGGGAGCAGGATTTTTACTACATTCCCTTTCAAAGATTCCCTTATCTTAGAAAACAGGGCAAAAACAACAGAACCAGCTCCAAAGATCACAGAACCTGAATCAACAAGGAGTTTGACCTCTTCATCAGAAAGATCATATCCATATGCTCTCAATACCAAACTCAACACACCTAACAGAACTGCTGCAATCCTTCCTTTATAAGCAGACTGTAACAAGGTATCAATCTTCATTGCTTTCCTCCTTATCTGAGCTTCCTCAGTGGATATACACATATCCAGTTATCCTTATCTTTTTCAGTCACATAATCCCATATATCATCAGGAGAAGCACACTTACCAAAATCTATTCCAGCTTTCCTGTAAGCATGTTCTTCTGTCCATGAGCAAATTGGATAGTTATCATCATTGGTTAAACGTCTAAAAACATATGAGCCAAGAAGCATCCAATCAAAGAAGTGTGTAACAAGTTTCAAATACCCGTAATCTTTGCCCACGTATGACTCTCTTGTCTCAACTATGATCTTCCTTTGTTCTTCTGTAATATGCTTGTATCTGTAAACACACACTTCATCATCACTGGGAGGACCATATGCTACCCATAAACTTCTTCTAACTACTTTGTGAAGAGCTTCCACAATCACTGCATGAGTGATGCTTCCACCCTTCACAATACCACCAACATGATTAACCTTTGTTCTTGCTTCTCCAAATGTTCTTGTACAAACCCTTATGAGTTTGCCGAGTAATCTAGGAGAACGTGTAAATACTATGTCTCCTGCTTGGAGAATTACTGTGCTCATTTAATCACCTGATCCCAAAGAAACTCTTAAAAGCATCAATGAACTTTCTCAAGAAACCAACACTCACCTGAACAGCAACTTCCTCTCTTCCAGCTTTACTAGTCATTGCCTTCTCTTCAGGAGTAAGAGTTTCATCAAGAATCCTCTCACCAACCCTTTTCAGTTCCTCTTTTGTTTTATCGTTACTCATGTTTCACCTTCCTGTTTCTTTATTGCCTTCTTAATACCCCAACCACCTAAGAAACCGGCCATTGTACAGATGGAACCTACTGCCATTCTCATACACTGACCATTCATTCCCAGTGTCATTGCCATTAACTCCAATATGAACACCAACACGATAGCAAACATTATGAGATATGGTATTTTAACTTTCATGATTCTACTCCCTGTTGTAGGAGTTAGAAAAACCTCCTGGCATATTGAGGAAAGGTCCAACAGCTCTGTTGCCTTTCACCAGGACACAATGTCAATCCACAAATTGTCATTTTATCTTCGGACCCTCTTACTCTTGACATCATTGGACTCTTCTACCTGAGGAAGAATTGGGGTTTCCTCTTCTTCCTGGTTCTCTTCTTCAATCTCTTCCGCAACAGGCTTCGGAGGTTCCTGTACTTCGACACCCTTGGGAGGATCAAAAGACCAATTTCCGGTGTGTAGATGTTCCCTTACATCCACCGGATGAATAAGATCAACTGTCCTTCCTTCCCTATCATACAGCCTGTAAAACTGAGGTCCCTTCACCTTTTTCTTTTCAGTCGTTTTTGCCATTTTAAGCCTCCAAGTGCTTCATTAATTTTTCGTTTGGAAAACTGACGGGTCTTTTTCTTGTTGATGGTTCAATAATCTTATTCTCAGGCGTGTTCATACTCATCTGTAATCCATATTTTTTCAGTGACTCATTTGTTTCATCCAACAAACCTTTTGCCAGATCCGGTTTAATTTTAGGGAATACTTCTTTGAGGATTTCAAACACATTAAAACCATCTGAAAGCTGAGTTATAACCAACTTTGACACAACCCAGGCAAGGGCTTCAGGAGTGTTAGAATACATAAACCTATTCTGTCGGGATGCAGGATTCATTTGGATCTCATTGTAGAGTTTTAAATACTTGTGTCCTCCTACAATTACCTTATCCACATCCATTGTCCACAGACCAAACTCTATCAAGGCAAAGAAAATATCCAAATCATTAGGCAGTTCCGCTAAAGCCATATCTAACCACTGCTCTGCCTTTATTCTATTACCTAGCTTCCTATAATGGCAAATAACTGTGTAATAGACTGATTTATTGAAATTCTCTGCCAACTCACCCTTATGTTTAAGATACTCTTCCCCATAGTTGACACATTCCTGAGAATGTCCTCTTGTAGCTGATAACTGGGAAAGGTAGAAATAGGATGTGTACGAGTTTGGATTCTTTTTGAGTTGATCTAAAAGAAGGGATTTTGTTCTCTCTTCTTTCTTATCCATCTTCTCCGCTGATAAACCATATCCATAGTGGAACAGGTAAAGAAGAGGGCAAAAATAACCCTGACCCTTGCCTTTGACTTGAGGCTGGTTATGAACTTCTCCTGTATAATGAATACAACCCTTTCTAAAAAATCGGGCCGTGTTCATTTTCATTACAGTAGCATCATTCTGCCTGTCATGTAACTGAATGGCTGCTGCATTACTAGTTTCAGGCATGTTTGCCAACCAGCCTCTAAACTTTTCAAAGGAACTACCTTGGGGTATTTTCAATTCTTCATCAGCATCAATTATGAAAATCCAATCTCCTGTTGCATAGGAGATGGACTGGTTTCTGTGAGTGGAAAAATTGTTTTCCCAAGGATGATGGTAGATACGGGCTCCGAAAGATTCTGCTATCTCTATAGTTTTATCTTCGGAGCCCGTATCGACTACTACTATTTCATCCACCAGATCCTTGATGGACGTGAGACATCTGGGAAGCATTTCTTCTTCATTCTTTACCATCATACAAGCTGTAATTTTGATATCCTGCCCCGACTTAATCATAGGAGACCTCCGTTACAGCTTAGTAATGAATGCCGTATAGTTTATACCAGTAGAAATCGTCCCATCAAACGTATGTCTCACATTGATATAGCGGTAAATGGTATCACAATACTCATTCGTGAACGGAAGAACATATCTGTCACCAGCAGCAGGAGTTGCAACAGAAGCATTCTTTCTCGTTCCAATACCATGAGCATCGACACCATTATAGCCAAGATCCAGGCTTGCAAGAACAACCTCTCCATCTACTCCGGAAGAAGCAGCACTTGCACGTCCTCTTACCTGGATACAAATACCCTGATTAGAAGTGGCCTGAATTGCCTCTGTAAGAGAAACAATATCAACCACCAAAGCCGCTGTAGTATACCCACCACCAGTATCCCAAGTAACGACAGATCCATTCACTGTGGCCAGTGCGGAAGTCTTTACTGTGGAACTTGACTTCATTTCCAACAGTGCATCAAAAATCTTCTGCCTCATCATATCTTAGATCCTCCTTAATGATCTCTTTTTAGAACACACCTTATTTATCTATCTGCAC